TAATTAGTTATTTATGTTCCATAAAAGAAAGTTCGTTCCAGTCTTTGCAGAAAAGTACACTGGAGACCCATCAAACATCATTATGAGGTCTTCGTGGGAAACACAATTTGCAAATTGGTGTGATAAGAACCCTAAAGTAATTAAGTGGAGTTCAGAAGAGACAGTCATACCATATCGCTGTCCAACAGATAACAAGATCCATCGCTATTTCGTGGACTTTAAGATTCAGGTAGCAACTACAGGCGATACGCTAAAGACCTATCTCGTTGAGGTTAAACCAGCCCAGCAGTGCCAACCACCTGTGTATCCAGGTCGAAATACTAAGAAGTATCTCACAGAATCCTATACATACATCAAAAACCAAGCGAAGTGGGAGGCTGCTAAACAGTACTGTCTCGATCGTAAGTGGGAATTTAAGATTATCACTGAGTATGAACTTGGGCTGAAGAAGCCTAAATAAGATTATGGCTAAAAAACCACCAATGCAAGACGTCTTCGAACGCAACCAATACGATCTACTAACAGCTGTTAAGAGATCTAGAGGTTGGTTTGACAAACAAGTCGCCGAAATGGCGAAGCAACAGTACACCCCAAAGAAAGTGCTTAACGGTGATGTGAGTAAACTCACCACTACACTAATCCCAGGAAATTTGTACATGTACGCATATGATGCGAAGACTAAAGAAGATCTTCCATACTATGACAGATTCCCTCTAGTATTCCCATTCAGAAAAACAGCTGATGGGTTTTATGGACTGAATATGCACTACTTGCCATACGTTCTTCGTATGCAGCTTCTAGATAATCTTCTAATGTTCAAGAACAACTCTAGACTAGATGAAACTACTAGACTAAAATATTCTTGGGCTATGATTGATGGTATCTCCAAATTCAAAGCAGCCCAACCATGCGTTAAACAATATCTGAATGGACACATAAGAAGCCAATTTAGAAAAGTCGATTCCAGCGACTGGGCTACTGCTATGCTACTACCTGTCGAACAATTCGTTGGTGCAAGCAAGCAGAAAGTCTGGGAAGACTCTAGAAAAAAGATTAGAAAAGTATAATGGCAACTATCAAAGAATTTACAGCAGCTGTAAAGAGTAACGGATTAGCTAGATCTAACCGTTATGCAGTCGTATTCTCTCTACCAAAAGGATTGACGTTTAATCCTAATGCGGTTCAGACTGCTCTAATGTTTTGTGACCAGATACAGCTTCCAGGTACTAATTTCTCTACAGCACAGAACAGGTCATTCGGTGAATTCAGAGAAACGCCATATGAGAAATTGTACGAACACATCAACCTGTCTTTCTATCTTGATAAAGACATGCAGGTTAAACAACTGTTCGATGCGTGGAACAATTCAATCTACAATCCAGAGACTCGCTCATTCAACTATTATGATGAGTATGTAACAGATATTTCTATCGAGATACATGACCTTCAGGATAAGAAAACATATTGGGTAAAACTCCACGAGTGCTATCCAAAGAGCATCGGTGCAGTTCAACTAGATTATGCGTCTAAAGACATTATGAAATTATCAGTTTCTATGGCGTACAAGTGGTTCGAGACTTCTATTATTCCTCCAACGGAATTAGCTCAAGGCTTACCAAAGAATGCATTTACAGATAAGCTGATGAACTTCGCTATTGGCACTGCTGGTGCCTATGCAGTGACAAAGTTGCCTGCACTGCAATCAAAAATTTCAGGCTTTACATCAAAACTAAAATTCTAAAGGTGGCATCTATGGCAGAAGAAACAAAACTAAGCGACAGCGAACAGAAAAAAGAAGATTGGATGAACTCCAAGTGGCGTCCAATGATGGGTTGGATGTACATGGCTATTTGTACAGCTGACTTTATGTTGTTCCCTATTCTATGGAGTCTTGCACAGACGATTTTGAAGCAGCCAATCACACAATGGCAACCACTAACTCTACAAGGTGCAGGTTTGTTCCACGTAGCAATGGGTGCTGTTCTAGGTATCGCAGCAATGGGTCGTACTCAAGAAAAACTAGCAGGAGCAAATAATGGCGGAGCCAACACACCAACAAGCATCTCTCCAGTTCCTAGCTTTGCGCCAGCAGCACCAAGCCCGATTCCAAAACCAGTACTTTCAACCCCAACCCCAGTTGCAGCAGCGCCACTCGGACTTGATCCAAGTGACCCACCAACTAGAAACACTAGAAACGACTAAACAATATGAAACTTGATGATTCTTTGTCAGAAATCTTCGATGTCGCTCCGATGTCGAAGACTGAAGTGATTACGAAAGACGGCGAGGTTATTCCTGAGTCTAATGATAGAATTGAGAATGACTACGATGTCACTCGAAACAATCTTCGTGAGTTATTGTCTACTGGACAGGCTGCGTTAACGCATGCGTTAGAGGTAGCGAAACAATCTGAACACCCACGTGCCTTCGAGGTGGTGGGTAACTTAATGAAACAACTAGCTGATGTGAACCAACAATTGATGGACATCCACCAGCAAAAAGCCAAGCTAGACGCACCAAAGGGTGTTACTAAAACTGGCGGTGATAAAGTGACCAACAATGCTATCTTCGTGGGTAGCACTGCTGAATTAAACAAAATGATCAAGAAGATGCAAGGAGAATAATCATGGCTTTACCAGTAGCAGCAACACCAACATATAATTTGAAGGTGCCATCTAGCGGAGTGAATGTAAAATATCGACCATTCCTAGTGAAAGAAGAGAAGGCTCTTCTTATCGCTCAACAATCAGAAGACCTAAACGTTATGGTCGATACTCTTAAGAATGTTATTAAGGGATGTGTTCTCGATAAGATTGATGTAGAGAAATTAGCAATGTTCGACATTGAGTATATCTTTACTCAGATTCGCGCTAAGTCAGTCGGTGAGGTCGTTGAACTTTTGTTCCCATGCGATGTTGACCATGGGGCTGAGAACGATAAAGCTAAGGTAAAGATCTCGATTGATATCTCTAAACTAGAAGTAGAGTTTCCAGAAGGTCATACTAACAAAATCCAATTGTTTGATGATGTTGGTATTGTGATGAGATATCCTTCTATGCGAGTTCTTGCGCGTCTAGAAGAATTAGATACAGAAAACATTGATGCTATTTTCGATGTTATCGCTGAGTGTGTTGAACTGATCTATCAAGGTGATGATCTTCACTATGCATCTGAACAAAGTAAAGAAGACATTCTCCAGTTTCTTGGTAATCTGACTTCTGACCAATTTAAGAATCTACAAACATTCTTTACCACTATGCCTAAGATTAAAAAAGTGGTTGAGTATGATTGTCCTATTTGTGGCAAACACCACACAGCAGCCCTGGAGGGCATGCAAAGTTTTTTTTAATAAACCTGTGTCATGAGAGTTTAGTAAATTTCTATAAGATGAACTTCGCTCTGATGCAGTACCACAAGTATTCTTTGGATGATTTGGAAACGATGATTCCCTTTGAGCGTGAAATTTATGTACACATGTTGATACAGTATCTAGAAGAAGAAAAGCAAAGAATAGAATCTAAGAAGAGATAAAGATGGCAAAAAACACCAACTACGTTGTCAATGTGAGTTCCAGTGAATTCAAAACACTGCTGGCAGTTCAAGAACTGGCACTAGTGGAGACTGTTTCCATTAAGAAATTGATGGAGTTATCTCAACATCAAGAGAAAACTAAACAGATGACTTCTGGTGGTTCAGATGATTTCCAACAAAGAATTCTAGAAACTCTTGAAGATCAACTAAAGACTACTAAGCGCAGAGCCAAACAGCAAGAAGACTACGAACGTGAGTGGCGTATTGAGTCTGCTCACATTGCTGAGATGGCTAAACTAATGGATACACAAGGTAACGTATTCCAACAGTTAGGTGAATCTTTCAAACAAAAGAAAGAAGGCATCAAAGAAAAACTTAGTGGAGGTCTTGGCGGTGGGTTAGGTCGCACTGTTATGGGTGCTCTAAACGTTGGTGGTGTCTTTAACAAAGCTATCGAGAAGAGCAAGTTTAAAGAAAGACAACGCGCTCTTGGTGGTGATGCAAGTGACGCAAATGCTGAGAAAGCATATCAAACATCTAAACAAATCAAAGCCCATGATGCAGAGATTCAAAAGTTTAGAAAGACTACTGGTCTATCAGAAGAACAAATGGCAGGTAACGTTAAGGGTGCTGCGCTATTGGAAAAACGTAACAAATTAACAGATACGTATGGTTCTACTGACGTTGGCACTGACGTGTTTAGTCCAACTCCAGTTATGTCTGTCAATCCAAATGCTACTCCAACACAGACTGCTGCTGATGCAACTCAGAATCAAGAGTCACAGATGGAAGCTGCCAAAACTCAACAAGAGATGGCAGAGGTTCTAACTAAGATTGAAGAAAATACTCGTGGTGAGAAGGCTGAGAAGATTAAACTAACTAAAGCTGAAGGTACTGGTGGCGGTCTAATGGATATGATTACCAGCTTACTCGGTGAAGGTTTTATGAAGTCTCTGAAGACTATGTTTAGTCCAAAGAACATCCTAAAGTCTCTAGGTAAGGTATTCGCCATTGGTATGATCGTTGGTGCTCTATTTGAAGGCATTATGGATGGCTTCACTGAGTATATGGAAACAGGGGATATCGGTAAAGCACTTATTGCTGGTCTTGCAGGTATCGTGGACTTCTTAACCTTCGGTCTATTCGATAAAGATTCTATCAAAGAAGTTATCGGTGATATGGCTGGATGGATTAATGACCATGTAGTTAAACCTGTGCTTGATTTCTTCAGTTATATGAAAGATGGTTTTATGTCGATGTTATCGAAGATCGGCATTCCAGAAATCACTCTTATCGATACAAAGTTAACTGGTAAAGTTAGCATTGGTCCATACTATCCGTTCTCTGATATGGCACCAAAGAGTACTGGTGGTGGAGCAGAAGCACCTTCTCCAACTTCTGCTTCTACTGTTGAACAGAAGTCTGCTGATAACGCAGGTGCTGCATTGCCAGAAGCTCAGAAGAGTAGCACTAACGTGGTCAATGCGCCAGTTAATAATAACACTACTCAGAACCAGATTATTCGAGCACCGATTCGAAATCAGGATTCATCTGTCAATAGGTATCAAGACAGTCTTTTACGACAGGCATAAAAAAGGGAGCCTTGCGCTCCCATTAATCATTTCACAGAAGTGATTAATCGTCGTTGGCGATTTTCTGGAAATAAGACATCACATCTTCGTCATCGTCTTGGTTAGAGACTGATGCTGGTTGTGGTGCAGCTTTCGCAGTGAAAGCAGGTGCTGGCGCAGAACGTGGTTCATCAGCAATTTCAGCTGCACTCTTAGGTGCAAAAGAATCACCAGACAAAACTTCATTCAGCTTCTTCTTCAACTCATCATAAGACTTGAAGTTCTTACGATCAGTGAATTCAGACAGCTTGTGCTGAGCATTGACAATTGCTAACAGTTTGTCTTCGTCATCGGTGATGGCAGAAGGCTCCATGAAAGCAGATTCGTCATAGTTAGCATAACCATCCTTCTTACGCATACGCATCTTGAAGTTGGCACCTTCCCACAAATCAAACACGTTGACTGGCTTCTCGTCCTCGAAAGTTGGACGTGCTTTGTCCATAATCTTGTCGAAGATCTTTTTACCGAACTTGAACAAGAAGACTTTACCTTCGTTTTCTGGGTGCTTTGGATCAGACACAACCAAGACGTTAGCAGTGAAACTCAGCTTACGCTTTTGTTTACGTGCAATTTCTTTGTTGGCTTCAGAACCAGAGTTCCATAGCGTAGTATTCAGTTCACCGACAGGGTCATTCTCACCAAGAGTGGTCAGAGAGTTTTCGATGTACCATTTACCAGTTGGACCTTGGAAACCATGAGAGAAGATACGAACCCATGGGAGTTCATCGCCTTCAACACGTGGTAGGAAACGCAAAGTGGCAGTACCATTGCCAGCTTTGTCACCTTCGAGACGCCAGAAGCGATCGTCGTTGTATGACTTGGTTTCAGTTTGTGGGTTTGCTACTTTTTCGAATGCGTTAGAGATTGCACCGAAGTCAGAGTTGCGCATAGCACGTAGTTTTTGAATATCCATATATTTTCCTTAGTATTTACTTTGTATTAGTATTGTGTTGTATTGAAATCTGATCATCTAGTTCAAACTCATCGTCGAAATCTTCGTCGTTGATATCATAATCTTCTTCAACATAACTATTTAGCGTTCTCATACCACCAGTCTTTCGACCACTAGCATGTCTAGCATGTTTCCCTGAACGCCCACTAGATTCATCGTCGAATTTCTTCGACTGTGTATAAGTCTTGCCCATCGTATTACTCTGCAATTTCTTCCATGAAGTGTGTAAAAATCATTTTCATCTTAATTTTATCGTATTTAACAAACCCAGTCAATTTTTTAACTCGAAGCAATTCGCTACTCCAGATATTCTGGACAGTAGTATTTGTACTCCAAGGTTGAATGATTGGATGTCTGTCGTCTATGATTCTAAGTGTCTCAATACTTATCTGTCCACCGATGAATAATTTTAACGCGACTGGGTATTCATCGTCGACAAAGGTGAAAAGAGATGCAGGTGTTAGCTTATTAACTTCGATGTATGTTAGCATCTTAGCTAAGTCGTCTACGAAAATTTGAGTAATTGATTGTTTACGTTTATTCCAAAGAGTCAGATTGGAATCAGCCTCTCGTCCTTCGTAAATTGCACTCTCGTTTCCATACGCAAAGTTTGCAACAAAGAACTGAATTATGTCTTTGTCGGTGTCAAACTTCTTAGCAAGTTTCTCAAAAATATATCTATCATTCCTAGCATTGAACGCATCACGAGTACCCTTAACGTTTCCTCGATTCTCGAAGACGTTAAATTTTTCAGTGGTAAAGTGCAGTTTGATTGCTAGGTAATAACGGTATGCTTTAAAGCCATCCATATAATCACACGTCTAATTTAGCCTGTTTGGGTAAGTAATTCAACTCACGGAAATCCATCTCGATCTTATCTTTTAATGATTTATTGATAAGTGATGCAACGTCCGCAGGTTCCAAGTAGTTTTCTTTGCAGTAATAAAGCACAGCGTCCATATAACTTATACGCTTATCCTTTACAATTGATTCAATATGTAGTGAAAATTCGTTCGCTGTCTTAAACATTGGCTTGTCGCTGGATGTAATAATTAGTGTTTCTGATTTCTTGACAGAGTTGTCCATATTCTTTATGCTTTTGTTTGTATAGTTTCCAGATAGGCGTATCGGTACGTTCGGGATCCATCTTACGTTCAAATTTATCCAAAAACATAGTGAAGAATTTATCCATCTTCATGCGCTCAGAGAGAAGGTTGTTGTATTTAGTAATCAAGTCCATATTCATATTATACTCCAGTTTAGGGTGCAAGGCAAGGTTTATTTCAGGTTCATGATATGAGAGAGAACGATCTTAGACTCTTCATAGTCAGAGAGTTCTAAGGCTTCTTCAATGTAATCTTCAGCCTTCTTTTGCATACGTTCTCGACGAGACATTCTAGTCTGTTTCTGGAGTTCGTTCAGAAGGAATTCATCGAGTTCTTGAAAGATGTCATTCTGATGACGTTCATAGACATGTTCCCACGTGCCATCTTCTTTCAAACGAATCTTTAAAAGTTTTTTCGGTTCCATTAACCTCTCCTCATTGTTGCAATATCGTGGGCTTCTTCATCACTGAATACTGGTACAGCATTGCTCTTGTGCATCGTACCAATACCTTTTATTTTATCACCTGTATAGACTGGATTGGGACGCCAGCTGGCATTTCCTCCAGCAGTTGAACGACTTGGCAGCTTAGGGGTCTCCCGACCAGCAGGTGCACCAAGTGAGTATGAAAGACCAGCATCCTTAGCAGCTGCTAGAGGCTTCTTTGGTTCATACTTCTTAAGAAGGTCAGACCAAGACTTATCCAATTCCCGCTGTTTAGCAGTGGGTTTACGTTTCTTAGTTTTCTTAGGGGTGGAATAATAAATCATACTACAAAACCTGTCTTGTCTTTCTTAGCTTTACCCTTAGCCTTCAAACCAACGATAACACCCTTTGGGTCGAGGAAACGTAAGTCTGTCTCATCGCCATTGATAACTTCACGACCAAGATAAGTCTCAGGCACTTCGTGGAAAACTGCAGCCACGTTCATTCCATTAGAAAGGGCAATACGTACATCCATGTCGTTGCCATCTGCCTTACTGAAAGTAAGGTGATAGTTAGGGATGTGGCTAACTTTACGATTGTTGACTTTGGTGTAGTCGTAGAATTGAACATCAGGAAACATCTGGAAAATGTTCTTACCACCACGCACTTCATACTTCTCCCATGCCAAGTCAGAAGTACCATTCAAACGAAATACTGGAATCAGGTCTTTCTTCTCAGCTTTCTTAATTGTTTTGATAATCTCTTCTGTCAACTCATTCAAGAATGCACCACGATCCTCGAAAAATGCCTTAGTCTTACGAATACGTGCTTGTTGAATCACGTTAGTGGTCTCACCCTTCTTGAAAATACCACCACGACCAGCGGTATTGAGACAAGCAGCTGTACATCCAGCAGTACGTTTCGGACAGACTTCTTTACCAGACAAATCAGCTGGAGCGAAGTGGAGAACAGAAGACAAATAACCCTTCTTTTCGCCTTTGAGTAACTTTGGATTTCCAACAGTAAGTAGAGACATTCGATATCCTTTTCCTAATCAACTGTAGTAATTATTGCTCATTTCAGCATTTAAGGCAACAACTTTCTGGAGGCTCCGTAACTTGTTGATTCTACAAGGAAAAATACCCCTCAAAAGCTGAGGGGTATTGGCGGAAACCAAAAGTATTACTTTTTAACTGTTACAGCATAAGCGATACAGATGTTATCAGTAGAGTTACCATAAGCACATCGTACTGCAACGGGATCAATACCCTTTGCAATAGCAGACTCAATATTTCGTTCCATTGATTTTAGTGATGAATAGTTGTAAAAACCAACAGCACCAACAATAGATAACACGGCAGTCAAAATTGATAGTGTCCAAACATTATCATTCATAGTAATTTCCTTAAGAAAGTTCCTTAACGTCATCGCAGATTCCTAACTTTTTAGCTTCGGATGGGCTCAGCCAAATATCCTGTGGAGGCAAGAGCACATCACGAATTTGTTTTTCAGAAAGTCCTGTACACTTTTTATAGTGAGCAGTCATTTTCTTAGTTGTTAAATCGAATTCTTTAACTGTAGCAAAAAGTTCATGTTCTTTACCAAAGGCACCCCACGAGTACTGATGACTCAGGATAGATGTATTGGGAGTAAGAATTCGCATCCCTTTATCACCAGCGATGAAAATCATAAGTCCAGCAGAAGCAATTTGTCCAAGACCGATTGTTCGCACTGGGATAGAAGACCCACGCATTACGTCAATTAACGCAAACGCAGCATTCAGGTCACCACCTGGAGATGTAATAATCAAGTTTAGTAACTCTGGTTTTTCTTCACCGAAGTTAGCTTCAAAGATCCACTCAACAGCACCTTTAACGGTATTGAGTGAAATTTCTTCCATCATCAGGTAGAATGCGTGTCGAGAGCTTTCTTCCTTTAGTTGGAGATTCATCTTTTGCATCATAGTATCGTTCGCTTTCTTTATAAAATATATGTCTACCAATTACAGTAGTCTTTTCTAATCCACGCCAACGAGGGTTGACGTAATCAGCATGATAAAACAGAGCACCATTTGTGATGTCTGTTGTAGTTTCGTAGTTAGCGAAAACTCGAAGTGCAATTTCTAAAGCATCTTCATAAACTGATTCATTTTTAGCTTTTACGCGCTGGCAGAACCAAGAGAACTGACATGTTGATTTTACTCTTTGTTTCACTACAGAGCAAATATCTTTTGGATACCTAGGATCTTGTAGACGATTGAGTGTAACCAAAGCTACTGCAACCTTACCATCTTCTGGTTCAAACCCAGCTTCATGGTAGATGTTATCAGCAAGGCACTTCACTTGTTGCTGCGACTCTTTTGTTAACTGAGACATCTTAATCGTGAGACTAACTGTTTCAGTAAAAGTTGATTTGACAATAAGAGTCAAACTCAACGCCAATAATATGAACGGAATGTATATACGGTATAAGCGCATAATTATCTCCTTTATGGTTAAAAAGTCAGAAGGTGTGTGAACCCTCTGACCGATCCCTTATCAGGTGGACTTTTTGCTAGTCTTTTCTAGTGTAGCGTGTGGGATTTGTGATACGAAACTGTTTAATTGGGTTGCCTTTGCGACAACATCTGCTTCGGTTGGATAAGATGGTATTGTTGGATGGTCTGGTGGGACAGCACCTGCGTTTCGAGCAGATTCTACTCGTACTTGCCAATCATGTGATACTTGTTCTTTCTTACCGTAGTATTCTTCAACAAGCATATCTTTCGCCATTTTTAATAGTTCAAGGCGAATCTCGAACGGAGTCATATTTGACATTTAAGTCTCCTGTGTTGTGTGTAAAACGACGGTAGTGTGTCCAGCACCGTCAGGCTGGTCTATTATTTAGGATTCTCTAGACCCCAAGAGACTCTATTCCAGAGTCTTTCGTGGATGAAGTATAGAATAGTGTTTGCTGTAATCTGAACCAGAGCCACTGAGCTAGCAATGGCAAAGTTTCCTGATATTAGATAAGTTATCAAAAATGTACTAAAACTTCCAGTTAGACGCCAACTAACAGTTTTGACTAAACTTCTTTTAGTGCTTTCCATATAACTTCACTCCAGTTATCAGCATCTTGTGTAAGAACTCTATGATCATATCTATCTGGTTCCACAAAAATCTTATTGGTGTCTTCAAACCTACCAACATCAATAGTGTCAACCCATATAGTAACGTCAGCACTGAATAAATCACGAATCTCTGGCGTTGGAGCTACAAAGTCACATATAACATAATCTGTGGATGCGTTTTTAGCTAGATCTCTCATTCGTATACTTTGACGTATACGACCAGCTTCACTAAAGTCCCAGTCTTCGTACTGCTCACGAACTTTATCAGCATTGAACCAAGCACAGGTTCTACCGTCTTCCCATATTCTCTGCTGCAAGTGTTCTGCCAAAGTTGTCTTACCAGAACCTGGAAGACCCATAATCAAAATTGTAGACATTACTTCTTGTCTTCAGCCTTCTTCTTTGGAGTTGGCTTTGGTGACTTAGGTGCTGGAGGGCAATTACCTTTCTTGTCCTTAGTGACACAATTAGTCTGATTAGTTGGAGCCTTAGCGACTTCAGTAGCGAATGCAGAGAATGCGAATGCTGCTAATACGAATGCGATTAAATGTTTCATGTTGTATCCTTTATAAAATTTAAAGTAACATTGGGATTATCCTCAATGATCTGGTTCCACCTAGTTCTCCAAGCACCAATACATCTCTTAGTTTCATCTGAAGTATTAACATAATCATGAGTACAACTTTCTATTGTATCCGCAAACCAAGAGTCACATCCATAGATGTCTATTGTAGTGGCACCATTACGAATCATAACTTCAACAGCAACGTGTCCAGCTGATGGGTAAGGGTATTTAGGGTTGATAAGCTCAATAAGATATGGATCAAAGAGTTTCCTCTTTTTAATCTCATCTGTTATCATCCATGCTTTGCGAGAGAAATAAGCAGGTATCTTGATCAACTCTGGATGAAGACCCATATAATGGATAATCTCTGGATCAAGAATAACTGTTGCATCTACGACAGTCCAAGGAATGTTACAACCGATAACATAATCATATTCCAGAGAGTCTCGAAAGACAACTCTACTTGGACCATTACATAGAACTGCTACCTTCATTGTTCCAATACGGCTACAATGTTTTCTTGTTTGATGATAACACGTTGAGCATCACCAATCTTAACAACTGCTGCTTTATTCCACTCAAGATAAATCACATCGCCAACTTTAACATCTGTGACTTCTGGACCAATGGCTAAAACAGTGCCAGATTTTGATTGATCGAATCCTGCGCCTTGTAAAACAATACCAGATTCAGTAGTGTTCTCACGTTTGTTCTCTGCAACAAGAACTCTATCTTTTAACGGTGTAACGTTCATAATTATCCTCAATTAACGCAAACCTAAAAGTTTGCTTTTACTAAATAATTACATATCTTGGAGAAAATATGCAATACTTTACTTACCTATGGTTCGATAAGAACCGAAAAATGTTCTATATTGGAATGCACGAAGGTTCCGATGAAGATGGTTATGTGTCTTCATCTAGATGGTTTAATGGCGAACAACAATATAGACCAAATGATTTTACTCGTAAAATACTCAAAATGTTTGATAATAGAGCCTTAGCTAGAAAAGAAGAAGCTAGACTGTTAGCTATGATCAAAGATTCTGAATATGGTAAACGATACTACAATCTTAAAAATGGTCGAAAGAAGGGTACTCCAGCTTCCAACAAAGGTAAACCGATGTCAATGGAACAGCGAGAAAAACTAAGGTTAGCTAAACTCGGTAAACCATCGGCACGTAAAGGTATACCGAATAAAATTAAAAGTGCTGACTGATTGGGTAATAAGGACAGTCAGCGAAACCTCAGGTCAAGTCAGCTTACGCTGCAAGAGCCCAAACATTATCGTTTGCATTTACTTAGTTTGCTTGATTTACGGTCATCGCCTACCGTGCTGTCCACTTGTTTACTTGTTGCCCTGTCGAAACCATGGCATCCCCATCAAAAGTATACTAGCCGAACTCCCGAACGTCTTCAGGCTTTGTTTAACAGGTACACTCTGCACTAATACACTTTTGGTGGAGATGGCGGGAGTCGAACCCGCGTCCAGAACACTTTTCTCTTTGCTTCATACAGCAATAACTCTAATTATACTCTACAATTTCTTGCAAGGCAAATCAGATATTGTATTTATTCTTATAGTCTAGTCGTAACTTACGGAATGGACCAATCCAGTTATCACGTTTCTCGATAAACCATCGTGGATCGTCATTCTCAACTGCCATCAAAATTGCAAGACGACCAATAGGAATTCCAGTACGTTCTTCAAATGCAACAGCATAAGCTGCACATTGCATAAAGTAGTGGTAAATGTCTTCTCGATCTTTAGGCTTGCTTGCTGTCTTGAAGTCAATAACAGTCAGCTTACCTTGAAACTCAGCGATACAGTCAACCGTTCCAGCAACCTGTAAGTGATCAGAGTACAGTGGAGTTTCTAAGCAGTGGATGTTATCAATCTGATCGAGTAAGAACTTGATAGAGTTGAACATCTCCAAGTCAAACATATCAGCTTCGAATACATTTCCACGAAGATAATCCTCACAATACTGGTGAATCCGAGTGCCACGTGCTGATGCTCGTCCAGAGATTCGATTAGCTTCTTCAGCACCAACTCTCTGTCGCCATTTGGCAATTCCTTCTGCAGTTGCTTGTCCTGTGATTGTTGTTACGCTTGGATACGAAAAACCCGATGGAGTCAGATATGTTCTTTTTCCATCGGGTCTTGTGTCACGTACTAGTTTCGCAAAATCATGATGTATAAAGTTTTTCATTAAGTCAGTAGGTGAATACACTCATTGTAATGTTTAATTCTGTCTTCTAGACCAATGTATCCACCATTGATTTTCTTGGTCATAGTTTTAATGTCACCGATATCTGCTTCATTATTCAGCTTGTTCTTATTCCAGAACCAAATAGCTGACATCAAAGCAAAGTCACGATCCGCTGTAACCCAGTCTGGGTTGTTTACTACGTTCTCCCAGTCTTCGAACATTTCTTTGGCAAATGCCGTATAGTTCGCACGTCCAGTCAACTGAATTGGACCACGTCCACGGAAACGATATCCGTCTCCTGATTCTGGACCGCCATTACCCATGCGGTTAGCATAGATTTTGTTCGCAATCATTTCTGGCTTGCGAGCGTATGGTGTAGCTTCTTCAATTGTTGGGAAATACTTTCTGAAGATGCTATTCAATCCTTGTGCAGAATAGTTTAGGTTCTCTTCAAAAACAGTCCAACCACCAGACTCATGACCACATTGAGCTAAGAAAGCAGCAACACGTTGTGGTGTATTAATATCGTAAGTTGGAAATACTTCGTTCATCGAAGCTGCCCAAGATTCTGGATCTTGAGCGCGAGGAAATAATTGCTTAAATTGTTCTGCAGTTATCATTGTTTCTTCTCATAGAAATCCTCATATTTAAGTTTAGCCAAAATATAGTCTTTCACGAGAGAAGATCTCACGATATCGTCAACAGTAAACTCGATACGAGTAAAAGCACTCATGTGGTGAGCAATGTCAAAGAATTTTAAAATTCCAGTAACGTCGCTTTTTCTTTTTGTCAAGTCTGTCTGGCGATAATCACCACACCACATAATTTTAGAGCGATAACCGACACGAGTCATAACGGTATCAATCTCTTCATAAGTCAAGTTCTGCATCTCGTCAACGATAATGATAGCATCATCGAATGACATACCACGAATAAACGAGGTAGAGATAAACTGAATATGTCCCTGCTCTTCTAATCTATCCCATGCGTCTTTGCGACCGAATAAAGTCTCGCAGATTTGACGATATGGTTGCTCATAAATTTCCATCTTCTCATTAACATCACCTGGAAGATGTCCAATCTCTCGACCTTGTACTGCTGAACGCACTACAATAATCTTATCGAATGGATTTGATTTATCTAATACTTCTTCAATCGCTTTATACAAAGCACAGAAGGTCTTTCCTGTTCCTGCAACACCATGGAGTGCTACAAAATAATCACCACGTTTGTATGAGTCAAAGAATAATTTCTGATTCTGTGTTAGAGGGTCAAACGTTTTTAAGTCATCAATCCTTAATTTTAAGTGGTTATTTATTGGTTTGTCTTTCGTCTTAGGCTCACTTTGTACATTATCTAAAGGTCTTGTTTTTGCTGCTGCACGAGCCATCAGGTTTCCTTATTTCGGTTTTCGTTTTTTAATAATATGACGACCGATAGTAACCCCACGACGTTTCGTTGGAGCAGTAGTAGGTTTTGGTTTCTTCGGTTTAGTTGCCATAATTATAATTGAGATGATGATTTTTCTAATTGACTTCCAGGTGTTTTCTCATGGATTCTTTGTAAGACCTCCTTGAACCCACTATCGAATTTCCTTGTTGATGAAAGTTTGGTTGGGTCACCAAACGCTACAGCTTGGATAACAGTTTCCAACTGTGGATTCTCTGCTCTGAACGTATCAAGTTCAGAGATCTTCATAATCTTCTCAAATTGTTCGCCTGTTTCTTTATTGCGAAATACATATGTTGGCATAAAGTCTCCTCGTTTTTATTTAGCGGATCCACGAGGGCGTTTCACGTTTTTTCCAAGAAAACATTCTTTTCTTGTCGCCATTGTAGTAATTGTGATATGACTGAATAGAGTCTCCAGCAACCTTATATTCATCTGGCATGGCTGGAGTTGGCTCAGTGAAAGCACCAACAGGAATTTTCTTGGGTGTAGATGAAAGGACTTCTACTAGTCTTTCGGTTGCGTGAACACGTTGATAACGATGGGTGTATTCAGCACACAACTCTCTGAAGAGGTTCCAGAGGTAGATGTAGTTTTCGGTTGACTGTCTGGTCCAAATAGCACTAGGATGATTGTTATGAGTAGCAGAATAAAGTACGTTATCGCGACTGTCTGGTAAAGTCCAGGTCTTTTTCTTTCGTCCAGAAACAGACAAACCAACAGACTCAGTGCCATCAAGGATACGGTGAGCAGTAGACAAGAGTTGAGCATATTCGAGGATCATTTTGACGCAGTGCTTATCAACGTGTTGTTGAGCGCAGATGCGAGGGTCATTGTGTAGATAAAAGATGTTCATAGTATAATTATACTACAACTCTGCAAAAAAGTCAAGGGGTTGTACCTAAGTCTGTTACAGGTGGAATCCAGATGACACTATTTTTCAATTTAACACGAGGTACATCTACCCATCCTATACGCAGAATAGGTACTCCATATTCATCATGTTCGTGAATTTGAACTTGCAGACCAACACGTTCAACATTATTATTATCGTCTAAATGTTCTGCAACACGAAATTCATAAGACAAAGGTTTAACAAACTGCACAGGCATTGCAGGTGGAACTGCAGGAGTTGGGGGTGTTACAAAAATTTGTTTAGTGTTTAAAGATAATTGCATTATAAAACCATTCTCAATAATCCGATTGTGTCAATACTTGTTAGCAAGATGTAGTTAGCCAACATCCCAAATGATTTCCTAGTGTAAGCAGCCCAAGCATAAAGAGCACAGCCACTAATCCAGATAGGATATAGTACAAGAAGAGGAGGATTGGGGACTGTGACTGCCATCGTGATACTGCAGCCAATGCTAATAGCCCAAGCAAGCAACTCAATAATAAATCGAACAGGGTGGCTTTTATAATCATCTTTGATCCAAGCTAAAGTGTTTATGAAAATATCGTTCATGAGTGTTTACGCAATACTTCTAACGTAAGAATTTGCTTCAATATAGAGTTTAATTGATCGATGGTATCTTTAGCATTCGTATGAAGAATACCATAACCACCAGCTTCTTTAAAAGGAGTAATACAACCAATTGAATCGTCAATAAGAATAGAAGTTGGAGTGGCGTATTGAGCCTTTTCTTCTTTACTGCGAACGAAATTTGCTTTGTATGGGATGTTTTTAGCGTTGAGCCACTTCAATTTTTGCATTTTAGCAGCATCACCTTGAAATGGGTCATGTGTGCCCATTGATGTTAGAATCTCAATGTTGATTCCTTGCAGTTTTGACACGTGATTCAACAATTCTTGAGTGTCTGGCATAAAATCCAGCTTCTCAAAGATGTGATGATCCAGAACAGAGGCTCGAAATTTCTTTCGATCATCACGATTCGGGTCAAATTTGTCATATTCCTTGTGAAAATCGGCAAGGACACCGTCCATATCAAGATAAAGTGTAATCATAATGTTATTTTACTTCAAATTTCACAAAAATTCAACTTATTTCACGAATTTTGTAAAATCTGGTGGTTTCCAACCTTCTGGTTTCAGAATTTTACCGTCTTCACGACGACGAACAAGCCCAGTAACAGGGTCAATCTTGGATAAATTGGATTTTGCACCTTCGTCCCAGATATTTTCACAATCCCAACCACGTGATTTCATATATCCGATGATAACCCACATCATATCGAAGCAAGCATCAATTTCTTCAACAGTATCATCAGTGTAGAAGGCTTCTAAGAACTCATGATACTCTTCATCGATGAGTTTTTTGTATAATTTTGATTGATCAGTCTCACCGATAGGTTTTACTGGCACTTGTTGGCCAACTGCAGAGAGAAATACTGATACGTCTGTGAATGTTTTGCTCATAATTTTAATCCTGTTCAATTAGTCGCCATCGCAACTCTTTGTTTTCTTGCCTTAGGTTTTCGTTTTCGTGTTCTAGTCGGTTAATACGAATCATCAAAGCAAGAACGGCTTCTTCGATGTCGTCGAGTTTTAACTCAAGTTGTTTCATAGTGGCTTCCAAGTGAATGATACTTTCTTATCTATCATTCATATGGTAACTCTAAGAAGTCTGTGTCTTCCTCAAGAATCTGAATAAGAGCACCCTCATCTGCAGCGCGTTTAATCATACCATCGAGAATACCCCAAGTATAACCAGTGGCTCCATAAGAACGCTCACGGCATTCATATACAGAACCAGAACTACCCTCGAAATGATATACACCATCAACGAGAGTAGCCTTAGTAATACCTGAGTTTAATTTCCATGAGTCGCCATTGAGATATCCACCACCCCAAGAACCAAAAACACGATAGTGAGTTTTAGCATTATTGGTAATAGATACAACCATCCAACGATCTGGATTATATGTACTCATTTTCCAAGTACCCAGTTCTCTGCATAATCTTCAGCGTCATCAATCACATCAAATGTTGCAGTAAAATAAGTACCAGCTTCATTTCGAATAGAGACTTTATATTCTTTAGTCTCCAAGTCTTTATAAACGCTGGCGCTACGATTGTTTTCTTCTCCGATATACTCAGAGACTAGTTTGATTGCACTCATACTTCTACTACTTTCAATTTAAAGTTATCAGCGATCTCTTCGTGTCCGATGTATCCACGAGGATTACACACGATACGAGTATCACCAATCATATAATCAAATGCTTCATGGGTGTGGCCATGAGTCCACAACTTGATAGCTGGACGATCCAAGATAAACTCAGACAAGTCGCTATGGTATCCACCATTCATTACTTGGTCATCCTTATAGCGAGGATGGCAAGACGTATGAGATGGAGTGTGATGACCAACGACCACAACAGACTTCCAAGGTGGAGTCTCAGAAACCATAAAGCTGATGTAATCCAAACACTTCTTGTGTTCTTCAACTGCATCTTCTGGACAGAAGGTTGCAGTGCGAGTTTTGAACACAGTTTTTAGTCTCTGTTCTGCAGGTAAGGCTTGGAATTCTTCGTCAGTCATTCCAACTGGTTTGTCTTTGAGAACTTCTGTACGATAGCTGACTTCACGATTGCTGTTTTCCACGCAACGGAAATCATTCATCATACGCTTCATCGCATGCAACGTGAGTGGGTCTTCTTTGTTCATATCAGTCCACAGAGTAGAACCGATGAAACGAACATCGCCAAGATCAAACACTTCACGATCCAAGATGTGAAGATTAGTGTGATGCGCCAGCTTACGCTTCAATTCATTTAGAGTGAATTTAAAGTCGCCATGATAATGTTCGTGATTACCTGCAACGTAGACTACGTGAGGGAACTGGAAACAAACACGATTGAAAAAGTCATGGAAACGTTGAGAACGTGCGCGCGCAAAACCCATCTCTTCTTGACGACGATCGTACATATCCAAATCACGTTCGACAAGGATATCCCCAGACAAGATGAGTACATCCACGTTGTCTTCGTTCTTGATGTTAAGGTCACCAAACTCTAGATGTAGGTCTGAACACACACCGATTTTCATTCTGTTTCTTTCCTGTTGTAATAGTCGAACATGCGCACATAGTACGCAAATTGTCGAGGATGATGTTCGAAGTTTGGCAGTTCACCAAAGTATTCTTCCATAGCCTCATACTTGGCCAATGCTTCTTCGTCAGTCATATGTATATTTTAGTCTAAAAGAAGAATAAAGGCAAGTATTAATGCCAGACCTGGATTGCCTGTGGCTACAAGAGCCAATGCAACTACCCAGCCCATAAAGTTAGCTTCACTCACACAGTATCTCCACAGCTTCGATCAACAGTTCTAGTAATTCGGAATTGGACAATTCATCCAACTCGTTAGGAGAGATATCCAACTCCACCATTAGATCTGGATACTCTCGCATCAATTCACTGATACGTTCAATTACTAAATTTCTCATCGAATTAGACTCCGCGCAACAACTAGATCTTTACCTTTCATCCAGACACATTCGTCGAGGATGACACCATTTCGTACAGTACCTTCTTGCAGCAAATGGAACAACGACTGCACTGTAATCTCGAACTCTACACCACGAGGATCCAAAACCTTGAACAGCTTATTACCACGATAGCGATTCACTGTATCAATAATCTTGAAACCTTCCACTGGAACGTTATCCCAAATCTTGGGTGCATACAACTTATCGATGGGACGATCGTAGTTTACAACAGTGTAGGGATGACCATTGGCATTAGGTGTGTTTGGAGTATATTTCCACTCAGAACCCTTCTCCCATGGCTCACCATTCTTCTCATAGTACCCATCATAAGCCCAACTATGCTGAGTGCTCTTACGCTTGGCATCCGTAGCCTTGTTAGGCTCATGTGGATGGAGGAAACCGAAATTATGCTCGATCTCGTTTTTGATCGCCCAATTTCCAGGTACAGGATATTCGTTTTCAACCCTCTTCTGAGAAACCACGTAAATTTGATCAGGAACTTTTTTAGACATCGACATCTCCAATACAACCGCAAAAGGGTAGACCCCACACAACTGCAAGACCAATCCAACAATCTGGACTTACAGAACCATTATCAAGATAGACTCCAACAAGAGAGCCCACGAACATACCCAGAACTCCGATGAAGAGCCAGAATAATACAGTCATCCCATCGTTACTCATTACTCATCCTCTGGATACTCATAGTACCCTACAACATTACCAATATCTGCCACTAGGTTAGGAGCCTCTTCATAGACTCGATCTTCACAACAGCACTCTTCACAGGACACTTGTTGAGTCTCAATAAAGTCTTTACAAACTTTCCAGAGAGCCATCAATTCAGCATGGGTGGGATTCATAATGTAGTTCTTTCATCAATTTTCTTACAGATCCAATAGGTCAAGAGAGCGATACCTTCCCAGTACGATCGTTCTAGTGCAACTCATATCTCTCCGAGGTAAAAAATTGGGCGAACAGGTTTGACGCCATCAAAATCAGGAATACGTTTAATTCTCTCATTTTCCAACTATCCCTTCAATTATAGCTGTGAGCATACACATAGCACCAAAGAACAACCATCCATACACAGCACCATAGATGATACCGAGACAGAAAGCCACAATAATTACTCCAATAGCCCAGTCCATTATTTCTTACCTTTCAACTTTAAATATTGCTCATCATCTAGATCTCGAGCACCATCACAACCCTTGTTAATCGCCTTCGCAGTGGCTTTATTACCAAGTCGAACTAATCCACACTTACCGCAGTAGAGAAACATCCCCACTGTATGCAGCTTGCGGTTAAAGTTATGTCCTTGCATATTATATCCTAGGGATAAAAAATTACCACAGGAGTCGAAGCCTTTATAGCTTCCCACTCATCCTCTTCCATATCCACATCATCGGCAGTCCAGTCTCGAGGATACGCTTCACGATTATTCCTATCATAGACTGCATCAAAGTCTGCACCACGGAATTCATTGAATCCATTAGCCTCAGCATCCTTCTGAAGTACAATCTCCATATCTGGACGGGAGAGCAAAATTTTAGCTAGTTCATGTGTATTCATATTAACCCTTAATGCCCAAAGCAACCTTTTCCAGATCCGTCAGTTTAGCCAGACCACTCTTACGAAGATTCTCCTGAGAATACTCGATTACATCTTGCATACTCTCGAAGATAACGAAATTTTTACGAATACGAGTCTTACCGAAGTAGTTCTTATTCTTGTGAGAACTAATGAACTGATTAGCCAGAACCTCAGTGTCAAAGTATCCCACATGAGTAGAGTCTCGATCGTAAGACTCATACACTTCAAAACAATCAATATGAACTTGCTTCATTTCTTCTCCAGTAATTCAATGAGTTTAGCAACCTTCTGGATTAGTTCGATATTAGCCTGTAACAGCATTAACTCGATCTGCTCTTTGGGTATAGTGACCTCAACATCTTCGTCGTTCATTTTAATACCACCAAGAAAAACATTAGATTAACACCAACGAATACGCCAAGAACAAAGCAATGAATATAGTGAATCATAGTGAATCCTTAGACCATTTTATTGAAGAGAGCCTGAAATTCCTTAGAATTCAGTCGAGGAGATGCAGCTTTAAGAGCAGTAAGTATCTCCAAGGATTCCTTGCGTGCGCTACGACGGGCACGACGACGAGCCAGTTTAGCCTGATGAATATATTCGGCTTGGATCAGAGAGAAGGTTGACATAGTTAATTCCTTAGTACAAAAGGGTTTTCACACAAAAAATTTCTCGGGCGCATTTTTTCGAGCAACTGAAACCAATACGCTTAGAAAAAGAGGGGAGGGGTTGTATCGGGTTTTAGGCAGAAGGGGAGGAGTCCCTTCAATACAGATTTTCATCCTCGCATCGTGATTTTATTCACACCAGCAGCCATAATCATCAATCCACCAATAGCCACCAAGACCAATCCTAGCAGCTGTTCGTCGCTACCATTGTCCATGCCACCAACTGCACCAAAAACCATCATAAATCCAACAATCGCACGAATCATCATCATTCTCCAGTAATTACAGCAATTATACCACAAATAACAGCTTCACCAAGACCAAACGCAATAGCACACAAAGTATTCATGAATCCACTCTTTTCTTTGTCGTAGTCGTATTGCATCATTCTCTCCTAGTATGGCTCTATTATACAGCAATTTACAATCTCGACAAGCACTATATGGATAACCATACGTGCCTGAGGGGATTATGCAGTAAGCATGTATGTAGCAAGGTCTTTCCAGTCTTTGTTACTAGCACGAACCTTAGTAACAGAGATAAGGGTACGGAGCGACACTTCCTTGCAGTCGTCCTTGATCTCACGAATCAGAGCCAGAGCATCAGTCTTGGTCTTAGCATCGTACTCAGGCAAGAACTCAGCAGAGAGAGCGATGTGCTCCATACGATCGATCTTCTGATCCAGAGTCATAGACAGGTCGATCATCATCGAACGACTACGAATGGCTTGGTCGATACGAGACTGGTCCATATTAGAGATGAAGATAACACGACCTTCGAAGTTGAAAGAACGAGGCAGATCGTCATCACGCATATCGGCATTCCAGCTAATAACACGTTTACCGTAAGAGTCCAAAGCACCTTTCAACAGGTTCAGAGCCACTGGGTCTTTCAACACAGCATCACAGTCATCGAACACAATGATAGACTTGTTGTTCTCGAACAGAGTGCGGTAGAGACCTTTGGCAGTGCTATAGCCTTTAACCATCGTGAAACACTTGCGAGTATTGATGATTGAACCAACTTCAAACTCAGCCAGATCAGTGATGTCTTTGTAACCATTAGTCTCAAGAGTCTTAGTCACAGTGTAAGTCTTACCGAGACCGCCTTCACCAGTGATCACAGCGGATGGCTGAACACCAGTAGCAACCATCGTCACCAGTTTCTCAACGAAACCGAATCGTGTGTTAATGTCGAAACGATTAGACTTCTCAGTGGCCACGACGATGGCTTGTTCCATGTCACCAGCGAGGGCTTTTACTTTGCGCTCCACGTATGCCTTAGAATAAGACTTAATAGTCTTCGAACCCACTTTAGCCACGTAGTTACCACTCACTGCGTCAAAACTCACTGTAGTCATCTCAAATCCTTTTCCTAATCAACTGTAGTAATTATTACCGATTGCAACATTAAAGGCAAGGTCTTTTTGAAAGACCCCACAATCTGTAAGGTTATCGACTCGGAAAATAGTAATCCATAAGTTTTACTTGAAGGCTCAAAGCGGATCGGGCGGTCTCAAAATCGGGGGCGTCCAGTGTGAGGTCGGCCAAAAACTCTAAAAGTTCTGAAAGTTCGATATAGTCCATAATCACTCCAAAAGAGAGATTATACACCACTCGCAAGACTAAGACAACACCTTATTGATTATGGATACAGACACACTCGTACTGGAATACTTCTTCCTCGAACTCATCGATGGACTCGTCGTCTCCTACAGCTTGGACCACTAGTCCATCACCGATCACCTCTAGTCGAGTAAGAGTAACACCCATCGCTTCTGCGATCGAAACCACTACAGCTGGGTCTACCAGAGTAAGAGTACATTCAAAATTAGTCATCAGTCCAGTCCTTATCATCCACTCACACAGTGAGTATACCATAAAGTCAACTGTTAGTCAACTCTTTTTTGCAACTATAGTCCGCTATACTTCAGACCATAGATCACCATCTTGCACGAATTGGTTGACTTCTAAGTTATTCTGTGTACGTATAGGTGCGACTGGCTCAGGCTCTTCGTGGTTGTTGATACGCCATCGGGCTTCTTCGGCAGTGTCGGAATCACCAGTAATGAACTCAGTTTGCTTCTGGCGAAACACTTCACGCATAGCATCAGTCCACACACGACCATTACCACAGCTGCGACTGCAATATTCCCCGCGCTTTTTATGCTTGACGCCACATTTCTTGCAGTCTTTTTCTTTATATGCCATATACTTTTAGCTTATTAACACTGAATCACCCTATTTAGCCGTGCTCGTCCACCACATCCTAGACACTGCCTATATAAGCATCAATGCAGCTGGGCTGTGTCTCTCTCGTATTCCTCACTCCATTCTTCTTGATATAACTCCCAGCAATGGCTAATGATATCATCGTAGACTCCATAGTAATAATCTCTCTCGGTCATCATTGACTCTGGGTCTAATAGAATCAAGAATCGAACGGCACTGGATACTGCAATTCTTTCGTACTGAAGAATCTCTGTCTTAGCATATAGAGCATCGTACACGTCCTTACGCATTGGATTGTTCTTATAGTACTCTGCCTTCTCTATATCGAATTGCTTGGTTGATTCTTCTAGGTAAGCTGAATATTCTGCTCGAGTCATACTTACTCTTAGTTCTTGTTGTTCGATTAGTTCTCTTGGAGCATTGGTTTGCTTCATCTGGATTAGAATTTTTTCTTGTTTTTCTTTCCAGTTCTTCTCTCGAGTGATTGTGTCTTCCAGTATCATTTCATTTTCTTTTAAATAGCAGCATTCAACGCCATTGCCACACTCTCTGCATACTCTAGCTTCTCGGCATCGCTAGAGAAGTCTCCATCGATATACATCCTTGCATCATAGGTAAAGTTATCATCCTCTACCCATGTGCGACCATTGGTATCTTGCTGAGCACTGAATTGCTTATAGTCCGACCAGCCTTGTTTCTCTCTGTACTCTCGTTTCTTCTCGGAGTTTGGATCACGTAGGTTCATTGTCATCTTGTTTCTTCCTCTCTACTCTCTCTGTTAGTAGTCGTTTCTTAGTCTTCCCATCGGTGCATCTCCAACAGCCACATACCCAGAGCTTCTTCCTTGTATTCTTTATACCTTTGTCTCTGTTCTTTCTGTCACTCATTGCATCTCCATTGAGAGAACGGTCTACCTTCTCTAATTGCTTCTGCCATATACGCAGAGTATTGTCTACGGTACTGGGTGAACCAATATGGATGAGGATAGTCAATCATTGGATTCTCTCTGTATCTGCTCTAATTGGATTAGTTTGCTCTCCCAGCGATCCATCATAGTTCTAAACTCGATTCGATTCTTCTCTAACATAAACATATCACCAGAGAATACAGCTGCATCGATCTCGTCAATAGCGGTATCGGACAGACGATTATAAGCATTTACATAACGCCATTCATCTAGTTTATCCATTGTTATTCCTCATTTTCTTTAGTTCAGCCACTGATTCTATTGGCGCTTTCCCATGATAGAAGTTAGCTCTTAGACGAGTCCATTCCTCTTGGGTTGGATTCGGTATCTTATCCCATCCACATACTACGCAGACCCACTCTGACCAGAGACTAGACTCAAGAGCTGGATTATCTCTTAGGTAATCATCGGTCATACGTTGTTTGCTCCTATTCGTGCATAGCCACTGGTTGGTTTATTACTCTCTGGATGGGTTGGCCAGCTTCTTGGATCTACCATTTCTCCAGTTAATTCATAGCGAAAGTCTGGATCATACACCATATGACCACATGTCTTATAAGAGATACGTTCTGGATTATAGACGAATATCACTCCACGTTGCATACAGAAGGAGAATCCTTTCCTCCAGACTGGTCCATTGATAGTGCCGATGTATTGGACTACGTTTCCCTTATGCATCTCTAGTATGGCTTGGTGGTAGTCGATCATCGCTTTCTCCCATAGATCCTATCCAGTTCTTTCTCGTATCGTTCATCTGATGCCTTATTAGCCAATACGAACCAGACGGCTATGGCGCAGAGAGGGATTATTAGTATTGCAAAGAGTAAGTATATCATTTGAACGACTTGATCCACTCTATTAGAACGATATTGGCTTCTGCTCGAGTCAGATCGAATTGGGCTTCGAGATATGGACCAGCACCCCACATATTAGTTACTCCACTGTCTCTTAGAGCAATTAGGTATTCTTTGTGTTCTTCAGTTAGTTTCATCATTCAACTCCGAAGTGTTCTTGAATATTATCTACAATCTGTTGATATGGTTCTGGCCGCAACAGTTTCTTACTGCCGTGGGTGGTATCAATCACATCAATACATTCTTTGATAACTAGGGCCGCATAGAGTTCTTTGCTAAAAATCAACTCGCCATTGTGTTCTACAAGACTTTTTACAGCCAGACTTTCTAATAGTTTAGTCATTCTTTACTCCTAGTAATTCTTTGATTAGGGTCTTTTTATCTTCCGTGGTCATCCCAAATTCAAATCGTTCTCGTATATCACTAACACAATGTAGCCTGCCAGTATTGTAATCGCTGTTACCTACACGGCTTTTACAAACTTCAATACAATCGTCCACAATTCGTTCAGCCAATGCTTCAATCAATGCCCACTGCTTGGTATTGTTTAGATATTCAACACTGATGCCAACTTCCGTTGCTAACTGTTTAATTCGTTCGTTCATCATTCAACTCCAAAGTGCTGTTTAATCTCATTCATACAATGAATGCCACCTTGTTCAAAAGTATCAACTGATTTAGGAACAGGATCACTAATAACTTGTTCACAACATCCGATACATTCTCTCACAATCAACTCGGCGAACTCGACCAAATTCTTTTCTTCGCACCAATACATTGATTCTCTGCCATCATAGATGTTTGCCTGTAACAAGAGTTTTTTAATTCGTTCGTTCATTCTTCAACTCCGAAATGTTGTTTAATCCTGTCCTTGATAACTTGAGAAACATTGCCATTGATACCATCTTCACGAGTATACCAAACCTGCTCCATACATTCCCTGACCATCAACTCGGCGAACTTTTTGTAATCAAATTCTTCGCTGGCGTGGTCAACATAAAACTTACGGGCCACGCATTGTTCAGCAAGTTGTTGAATTCGTTTGTTCATTCTTCAACTCCAAAGTGTTCTTTGATCGACTGAGCACAATCTCTTGGACCGCTGGACGAATCAGGTTCATTATCCCATCTCCAAGTATGGTGTCGATCTAGGCAAATACCGACACATTCCTTAATAAGTAACTCTGCGAACTTTTCTGGATCAAATGAACTGAATTCAAAATTACCATCACCGACATTCTTCTGATAAGCAGGAAAGTAGGTCAATTTCCCATCATACATACGAACAAGTCCACCAGATTGGTTGTAAAGTTCTTTGATTCGTGCGTTCATTCTTTAACCCCGAAATGTTCTTTATACAAGTTGTGCAAGTTTTTACAAGTATTATGGCCCAATAATGTTGAGTTGATTTCCATACATTCCCAAACAATCAACTCGGCAAACTTTTCCAGCATCTTGCTCTGCGAATCATTCAAGAGTTCTACATCAATAATGCCAGTTTGCCCAGCAAGTTCTTTAATTCGTTCACTCATTTTTCAACTCCAAAATGATTCGCAATAGCAGAACCACAATTCATAGCTCCACCCCAAACACCATTATACAACTGCTTACCGTCTTGAGTTAGGAAAGAACTGCTCTTTAGCTTATGTGCATCCTCAGCAACTTGACCACAGCAACCCATACACTCTTTGACAATCAACTCGGCGAACTTTTTGTTAAACCCTGCCAAGTCTTTCATAATGATATTAGTATTTTCCGATCTCTTATATCTTGGATTACGCTCCACGCTATCAGCAATAAATGCCTGCATAGCAAGTTCTTGAATTCGTTTGTTCATACTGGCTCCACTTGGATGTTACCCTTGACTACCTTTAATAGTGTAGCATACAACGGGTGAAACTTTTTCTTTCCCTCGACTGCAGCTTCAACTGTGCGGAATGGACCAGCGTGGATGCCTTCTGCATTGGCGAGATAATATACTTGGTAGTTTGTCATGCTTTCTTCCTTAGTGCTTTCATCCATCGAATCTCTGCGTTCAGGATCTGTATTGCTTCCTTCTGTCGTTGCTTGGTTCCTTCATAGGCTGGACCGAAGTCGATAGTTGGATCTGGCACTAGCTCTTGTAGCAGTTCTTTAATCTTTAGTGCATTCTCTAGAGTCATAGCTTCTTCAGTGATGGATAGTCGTTCTCTAGTTCTTGCAGGCGACTCTTTAGATTGAGATATTCTTTTGATGCTTCGTTCTCTGCTTTCACTCGATCTTGGCGACGTTCTGCCTTAACCTTTAGAGTTGCCAGTTGTTCACTATCTGGTAGAGATAGTACGACTAGATCGAGTGCAATCTCCACCTGCTTTAGACGGATGAATAATTCAGTTATTTGGTCCATTTTTCTTCCTTAATAGAGAATATCGATATTCTCCCAGTTCCACGCATCGTTTTCTTAGTTGATATGCCAGTTGTCTCTCTTCGGGAGTCCAGTTCTTTTCACCTGTATTATGTAGAGAGACGAATGCCTGCTGGATCTGGCTTAGTTCTTCAGTTGTCTCTTCCCACGTCATCGTCGGTTCATCCATGCTAGTATGTTTGCAGGTCATTGGTCCACTCCAAAGTGTTGTTTAATCAATTCAACTGCACGACCACGAGAGACCATATCACGTAGCATAGGATTCAATGCCACACTACACTCTTGGATGATCAACTCGACGAACTTTTCAGGATTGAACTTATTAGGTTGCTCCCATAAAATGTCTTTAGTTAGCGTTCCTGTTCCTCTAGTCGGAGGTTGTGGTTCATGCGCCTGTTGGTAAAGTTGTTGAATTCGTTCGTTCATTTTGAAATCCTATATCCAACGCACCACAGATCGATTCGAGCGAACCAGTTACCCCGATTCTTACCGAAGCCGATACGTAGCATTCGATCGTCCTTGTCCAGTAAAATTTTAGTTAGCATTCGTATTTCCTTACAATCTCATCAGCGCAGTGGTGTCCATCTAGACCAGCATCACCTGCATTTTCACAGATGATTAGAACGTCCGAGATAAGCAACTTGGCGAACTTCTTAGAATCGAACCATGGTGGACCATACGGTTTAGCTTCCCAGCACTGTGACTCAAGTTCTCGAAGTCGAGCATTCATTCTTCACCACCATGATAAATGTGTTCAGTGACTTCCCATTCCATACGATCAGAATAATGGACTCGTTCCTTCTCGATAAACTTACCAGCTTTCTCGAGGGTTTCAAATAGGCCACAGTCGATTCGTTCAGAAGGACAATGTGGATCAATCATATCTACAGCGTATGCTACTTTCATTGTGTTACTCCATTCATTGGTCGTGGACCAGTTTCCTCACCGATAATGACTGTACTTGATTGTTTGGCAGCAGCTTCCAGTTGAGCCAGAAAGTTTCGATTAGTCCGTTCTTCGTCCTTCATGGCACACTCAAAGCAGATGTATGCTCCATTATGTCCATATGGTCGGCAGTCTTCGTCTTGTTTACATTCAGTGCAAATCATCGTGGGTCCAGTGGCATCAGTGTACCGTTTTGCGTTATAAAATACTTACCAGACTTGCGGATCTCTTCCTGTCTGATATCAAACTTTGCTCGTTGGTAGCCTTCAGTGTAACCAGTGCAGTACATCCATCGTGTAACAGCCACTGATGCAATGAAGAGTAGTAGTACGTCTTGCCAAATCATTAGTAACACTCCTCGACTGTGACTGTGTGACCAAGATGTTCCAGTAGCTTCTTGATGCCTTCTGTTCCCATATCTTCGTCGTTATGATCCCAACGGAAACGCTTCCCATCTACTTCAACAGACCAGCCATCGCAGTATTGTTCAATTGTAATATCTTTCATTCGTCAACTCCGAAATGTTCTTTGATAATGTTAGCCCAGAAGCCAGTGTCAGAATCATCCCTTGAATTTACAGCACTGGCACATTCTCGAACAATCAACTCGGCGAACTTTTTTGCAAATTCTGGATGATAGTCATAATTTTCAGATGCCTGTAGAGCAAGTTGTTCAATTCGTTCGTTCATTCTCTATACTCCGTAACGTAAGGTACAGTGACCCATTCCATCAGATGACCATCCCAGTATTGTAGATTAGTGGACGACTTGTTCTCCAGTCGTCGCTTGGCGTCCATGAGCGACAGATCATTGGCTCTGGCATATTCCTTCACCGTCTCAGCTGTGACTCTATTTTGGATAGTGAAATATCGTAGTTTAACCATGGCGATAGATCTCATTAATTGTCTTGTTGGCAACCACTTCCACGTCAGCGAGGATACGCTTGAGTTCGTCAATGTTGACATCCAACATCTTTACTACAATATACGCTACCATACGTTCGTGGGCATCTTCGGAGTTTAGCTTTTCTCGTTCCGAAACAAGAAACATCTCCTTGCCAGCGATCGTATTCTCGAGGTTTGATTTAATTTTGAAGATATCCATGATTACTCGCAACGGGTGTTAGTGAATGTACCGAAGACTGGACCAGTGTGTTCAACCTTCTTACAGGTAGCTGGCACTGACTTGTAGCCCATACATTGGGTTTGCTTCAGGGAGTTATTATACTGATAATGAGTACAAACTGATTTCTGACCTTCGAACGTATCCAAGACTTTATCGCTACCAAAACCTTGATCAATAGCACACACCACGAGCAGCAGAGGCATAGCGATAATGCAGCCAAGGATCAAGTGGGGGATGTAGTCAAGAGGGTTTCGCATTTCGTTCTTCCTTATCAGATGAATCTATTATACACCAATCCACGAGAAAGACAACAACTTTCTGCTAATAACCCTCAAATAAAAAGTAATACTTTCGGTTTACTTTTAGTCGTAGTAAGACCTACGTTGTGCTTGCTCTTCGTAGCCCTTACGACACTCGTCCCAGTCCTCTTTCTCGACTGCACCGATAACGTCGCTCAGACCCTTGCCATCGTCGAATAGCTTCTGCCCGATAGCGTATGGATCGTAGTATTGCTTCCAAGCACGTTCAGCGCAGAACCGAGCATCCTCGACTGGTTGGTGGTCGTATGGTTCGTTTGGATGACCTTCAGCGCAGTCACGTTCATAGTTCCCAGCCATGTAGCTAGCCAGAAACGTGCACACGTAGTGGTCTATGAATTGTTGCTTGGTCACTGGAATTGCTCCGATACGTTAATGCACTCCAATGGAATCAAGAACACTTCATGGCTTGAATAGACTCGACAGAATCGTTCGTAGTCATAGCGATAGAATTCTTCCACTGGATAGCCCAGCAGCGTCTCAGTCAGCCATTCATAGACATAGAATCCATTGGTGTCATCTTCGTCTTCCTCATCTTTGATTGTATAGAAAGCATCGATCTGATCTTGGAGTTTCTGGTTTGGTTTGCATACTGTCAGAGCAGATGTAATAGCAGCAATCAACTCATCACGAGTGGTTGCTCCATTACCAAGACCATTGCTACTATTGCGTGACTTAAATTGCTTGGCGAGAGCCACGAGGAATGTGACATCGTTGATGCCAAGACCATTCAGGATCTTTGTCTGATATGCATCAGCATCGTTCTCCCAAGTGGTGACGTGCAACTGATAACCTGCAGGAATATTACTCATTATCTTCAACTCCAAAATATGCCTTTACGACTCGAGGCTTAATGTTACCGTGTCGGTTCTGTAATGTCAAAACTTCTTCACCAATCAGTCGTGCGAACTCAGCCAGCAGCAATTCTTGAGTGAAGTACGAGCCTTGTTTCTTGAATGGCTCATACGCTTTATCCATTAGACATTTGACTCTTTTGGGGTTCATACGTCCAATCCAAACTTCTCTTGTAGATGGGCTTCGATCTCTTCGATAGGTACACAGTCGTCTGGTGGATACGAGTTACGCAGTCCACGGATAACCTCAAAGATCAAATTCTCAGCGAAACAGTGCATGTCATCCATAGAGAGCAGAGCAATGGGCACACCAGCGACTGCCTCTTCGAATACGATGTCAGACTCTCTCATCACTTCATTAACGATACTCATTCTTCAACTCCGAAATGTTCTTGGATCAATATCCCAATGTTCAATAAGCATATCACAACTTTCGTCATATCCATTCTCAGCAAACATTTGGACACATTCTTTTACAATTAACTCAGCATGTTTACCACAGGCAGTTGCATAGTAGATGTCATTGTATCGTCGTTCAGCAGGAATTACACTGTTAGTATATTGGATAGCCTGTTTATACAGTTCTTGAATTCGTTCTACGTTCATTTTGATTCCTCAAAGTTCACTAAGTCTTTCTCAAGCACTTCACACCAAATTTTCGTAGGTTCAGAAATCAACGCAAATTGAAACCATGAGCCGACTTGACGCAAGTATTCCAATCGTTCAGGTTGCCATTTCCAATTGTACTTGCCACCACGAACTAAGGTATCTTTGGTTACAGGATTAGTCATCATTTACCCCACAACAATAAAAATTTCCATATGACGATCTCATACATCGTTTGGCCATTCATATTACGAACCTTGCCAACGTGGATGTAATCAGTCTTTTCTTTCTCACGATCAGTGATATGTGTCCAGCAGTCGTCAGCCCAGTTGGCAGAGAACAGATAGCCGAACATTGTGAAATATCGTGGCTCATTAGGGCAAGGATACGTATTGAAATATTCTCGTGCTCTTTGACTCATCATTTACTTTCTGGTAGTTTACAATCAGCATCTTTACCGCACCAGACGGATTCGATAACTCCCTTGACACCATGTTCATTCACAGCGTCAATACTCTTGTATGCGATAACACCCATAGTGATCCAACTGGCGAAGATGAATACAAACACCATTCCAATAAACCAAGGTACGATTTTATGTACGTTCATTTTGTTTCCTTACCAGCTAATTTGAATGCCGTAGTTTATATGCTTTGGACCATTACCGTCATCGTCTGCTAAGCCGCGAGGCACATACCAGTCACCGTCGAGTTTAATCTCTGCACGATATCCCAACTCTTTGAGTTTCCAAACCACAGCCTTTTGCAAGGGAGTAATTATCTGATCAAGATGGTCGTATGAGCCCATACTACCCAAGTGGATGATAGTTTCACGTTTGCCACCTTCTGCGGCTTTAACGACTTCTTTCTCTACTGTATGCTTCAAATAGTCAGCAACTTCTTGACCACTTTGGTCATACAGTTCTTTGGCTTCCTTTGCGGTAATCATTTTGTTTTCCTTAAATGCTGCTGCCGAATTGGATAGTGAAGTATGGACGAACAGTCTCGCCATCTTTGTAGATGCAGTCAAAGTCCACGTCGATACCTTCAACGTAGCTGGCATAACCACTGGTGTTCTCACGAACAGAGAATTCTACCTTATACTTCTCGCACATGGCAGCAAACTCTTCCTGAAACTCGATGGCAACTTGTTCTGCCACAGTGCGTTGTCGAGCATTTTCTTCGTTGCTCACGTATGTGCTTGGGTATACTTTGATAGTCATTCTTCACTCCATGCTTCTTCTTGGCAAAACAACCAAAACCATTCCAATTGTTCCTGAAATTCTTTAGCGTTCAACATTTTGATCTCCTAAGCAGATGACTCTATTATACATCAATTTGCAATAAAGTCAACAACTCACATAAATTCTTCTGGCTCACCTGCCCAAAGTTCTTTCAAGTACAATTGCTGGCGCACAGCTGCTTTACGAAACGCTTCGGGAGTCACTTTGCTAACATCGACTTCGATGTACTGATTGTGCCACATTTGCTCAGCAAAGTCTTTCAGATCAGCGATAATCTTTTCATCCGACCAAGTTGTTCGCACAAGAGCCTCGCTTGGCCAAGAACAGTCGTTCATAATGTTCTTCAAGATTGTCGAGGGTTGGTTCATTTTGCGTGGCATTTTGTTTCCTAATCAACTGTAGTTATTATACATCAATCTGCAATTTGGACAACAACTTTCTGGAATAACCCTCAGAAGTATGGGGTTTTATCTGTCAGGATTCGGTCGTGACCGACGATAGCCTTAGCCTTCCACTTCAGAGCACGGCGAGTATAGTGTCCTTCTTCAGCCCTATGGGACGCTGTAGAGGCGTATTCCTTGTATGCTGCTACCTTAGCGTAAGTGCTCCACAAGTAATTGAGGGCTTTACCGACTTTGATTAGATCCATTTTGATTCCTTACTTGTGAAGACGATCGATCTCAGCGTTGATCTTCATTTGCTTGATTATACTACGATTGTAGAAATAAATTCCAACCATACCCAACAGAAGCCACACACCAGCCACGATAACTGCTATTTTAAGCAGAGTGATCAGGAATGTAGGGATAGCGAAGGTAGTTATTTCGATGTACATTTTATATCCTTAGATGGTGCAGTCGTCAGTCTGGCTGAAGTAGAACGTATGGGGAGCAGAGAGCATCAGCGCAGTCCGAGTGGACTTCTTTACATAAGTGTTACCATTACAGTTAAACACTTCACCGATACGAACAAGACGAAAAGTAACACGCATTTTGATCTCCTTAGATGGCGTCTTCAAATTTCTCGAGGATGGCACCCAGTTCAGAATCACTGCTACCACGCAGACGATCCATAAACATTTCAGAGTAAGTACCAGTCTGGATAGCATGGTCAAGAATCAATTCAATCAGATCATTTCGGTTCATTTCGTTCTCCTAATCAACTGTAGTTATTATACAGCCATCTTGCAACTACGACAACAAGTATCTGGATAACCTACAATTCTGAGGGTTATTATCGAGCCTCGAAACGACCTTTAGCGTCCCGAGCAGGGTGACGATTGATCTGGCGATAACCCTCTGTACGAGGCTGATAAACGGCTATATCGACCTTCTCGGAGTCCCAACGCTTGGATGAGTAGGTGATAGCCTGAGCCAAACAGTCGGATTCGAAGAGGATGGGAGCATCGTCCTCGTGAGCGCATTTGTAGTTAGGCGAGAGGTGGACTACGACGTATTCAGACATGTTCTTTCACCATTGCTTGAGTGTAATAGATGCTACCGCTATAGTGGCAGGCAACGCTGATTCCACCTTGTGGCGTGTAGCCTTCACCAATAAAATCGTTTACACGAACCATTAGCTCTTTAGGGTTTGTTGCTTCAACTAGGATATACTTCATTTTGTTGGCTCCATTGAGTTCAGGGTCTGTTTAATGGCTTCGGCTAACTCTCGGCTAGCAGCTTCAGCGACGTTCTTACCAGTGGCGTCCTCGACCCAATAACCATGAACACGGAAAGGCATCGTGAACCAAGTGTTAGCGTAGTAGAGGCGAGAGGTTTTG